AAAGCAGGAAAAAGTAGATCTAAAAAAGATTCTACTATTTCTTCTAAAGCTTATAAAGATATGCAACAAGGATGGCAAAAAAAAGCTAGTGGCGGAATGGCAAAGAATTCAGCAAAGAATTTAACTGTCCCTTTAAGAACTGCTAATGCCGCTGGAATGAGAGCACAGATTGCAACTAAGCCTAAAGGAGATCCAACAGGAATGGGTTTAAGAGGACAAGCTTTGAGAGGAGCTACAATAAATAGAAAAAATGGTGGAATGGCTAAAAGTTCAGCACAAACTTCTGTTATTAAAGGAGCCAGTGTTGGAGGTTCTAGAGAAGGATCAACTATTCCAGGACCTCGAGCAAAAGGTTCTAGAGAAGGATCTGTTATTAAAGCGAAAGATGGTAAATGGATTCAAAAAGCAATTAAGAAACCAGGAGCTCTTCGTGCTTCTTTAGGTGTCAAAAAAGGAAAAGATATTCCTGCAAAAAAACTTGATGCTGCAGCGAAGAAAAAAGGTAAAATGGGACAACGTGCCAGATTAGCAAGAACTTTACGTGGTTTTAAAAAATAAGTGCCTTTTAGATCTAAAAAACAAAGAGCATACCTTTATGCAAATGAACCCGAAATTGCCAAAAGTTGGGCAAAAAAACATGGAAATAAGATTGTAAAAAAGAACACGGGAGGGTATATAGAAATTCAACCAAAAGGATTTGGAAGAATGTTACCTAACAAAAGACCTACAACAAAAATTTACACATGATAGATATGGAAAAACTTTTAGCTTCAGTAAAGAAGCATGAAGGTTATAGAAACAAGGTATACCTTGATACCCTAGGCAAGAGGACCGTGGGCGTCGGGCATTTGTGCGTAGAAGACTTTTGGGAAGATGACAAAGAGTACGAAGAAAAATTTTTGATGACCATACTAGAGCATGATCTAAAATCAGCTATAAAAAGTGCTGATGATCTTATTAATAATTGTCCTTCAGGAGGAAAAGCAAACATCAGTAGTGATGCAGAAATAATAATTATAGAAATGGTATTTCAGCTGGGAAAATCTGGAGTTTCAAAGTTTCGTAATATGTGGAAAGCCCTTCAGCAAGATCCACCTAATTATGAAGAAGCAGCAATCCAGATGCTTGACTCACGGTGGGCAAAACAAACCCCTAATCGAGCTCAAGATATGGCTGATCAGATGAAAGCATGCAGTTAGAAAATTTATTTACATATTATAAAAAAGAATTAAAAGCTAGACAAGACCAAGTAAAAGAAGCTATATTACTAGGTGTAAAAGACTGGGATGAATATAGGTATTTGACGGGTAAGTTACATGCCTTACAACAAGAAGAACAGGAACTCACGGACCTGCTAAAGAAAACGGAGCTAGACGATGACTAAAGAAGCTAAACTAATTATGCCCAAACATATTTGGGATGGTAAGAAAAAAGAAACTCAGAAAAAAGAATTAGAAAAAGTACCAGAACCTACAGGCTATCATCTTGTGTTATTTCCTTTAAAATTAGAAGGGAAAACAGCAGGAGGAATTCATTTAACAGATCAAGCTATAGAACAAGCTTCAGTTGCAACTAATATTTGTAAAGTAATGAAAGTAGGACCTGATGCTTATACCGATAAAGAAAAATTTCCTCATGGTCCTTGGTGTAAAAAAGATGATTGGATTATCATTACTCGATATGCAGGCTCTAGAGTAAGCATTGATGGTGGTGAGTTAAGGATAATTAACGACGATGAAGTACTGGCAGTTGTTGATGATCCTCGTGATATTTTGCCAGCTAATTTAATTTAACATGGAGAAGTCTATGCAACCACAAGCATTAAGTGAACAAGATAAAAGTGTTCCTATTGATACCTCAGGTGAAGCTGTTGATGTCGAGTTAAAGGAAGATACAAAAACAACTCCTGTCAAAGAAGAAGTATCTACTGATACTCCTGTGGTGGAAGTTGAAGAAGTTAAGGAAGAAGTTAAACAAGAAACTAAACAAGAAACTAAAGAAGACGAACTTGAAGAATATAGTGCGGGTGTAAAAAAACGTATTGATAAACTTACTAAAAAAATGCGTGAAGCAGAAAGACGTGAAGAAGCCGCTATTGCTTATGCAAAAAAAATAAAAGAAGAGTCAGATAAATTAAAATCTTCTAACATAATACAAAATGATACAATGTTGGTAGATAGAGAAAAAGCTTTAGTTAATCAAAAAGAATTTGCCAAACGGGCATATGAAGCTGCTGTTAATGCTCAAGATGTAGAAAAACAAGTAGCTGCTCAACAAGAAATTGCTCGTCTTACAATTGAAGATGAAAGATTAAAAGTATCAAAAGCTAAAGCTGTTCAAAGAAAAACAGAATTAGAAAATCAACCAAAAGAAAATGTGGAAGACCAAATAAATCAGGTTGAACCACAAACTACAAGGGTTAAAGATCCTCGAGCCGAAGAATGGGCTCAAAAAAATACTTGGTTTGGTAATGATAATGCTATGACTTACACAGCTTATGATATACATAAAGATTTAATGGATGAAGGGGTTGACCCTCGCTCGGATGAGTATTATAATAAAATTGATTCGAGGATCCGTGAACAGTTTCCCCATAAATTTTCAGATGGCGGGGATGTAAACAAGCCTAAGCAAAAAGTTGCTTCGGTTGTCAGAAAATCGTCCTCAGGACGCCGCACTGTGAGACTCACACCTTCACAGGTAGCTATTGCAAAAAAACTGGGTGTGCCACTCGAAGAGTACGCAAAACACGTGAAGGAGGCGTAGTTATGAATAAAATTGATAAACAAAAAACCTCACGCAAACAAGAGACCCGTGAGTTAAAAGCTCGTAAAAGAGGTTGGGTTCCACCGTCTAATTTAGATGCACCAGAACCACCAGAAGGTTTTCACCATCGGTGGGTAAGATTTGAGTTTAGAGGTAATGCAGACGATAAGAATGTAACAGCTAGACTTAGATCAGGATATGAACCTGTGAAAGCAAGTGAGTATCCCGACAGATTAGATTTACCACATTTAACAGAAGGTAAATTTAAGGGTGTTATCGCAGTTGGTGGATTAATGTTAATGAGGTGTCCGATTGAAGTTAAAGAAGATAGAGATAAATACTTTGCTGATTTAACAAACGATCAACAAAAATCAGTCGATAATGACTTGATGAAAGAGGAACACCCCTCCATGCCAATTTCTCAAGAGAGACAGTCTCGGGTAACATTTGGTGGTAATAAAAAATCTTGATGAGCAAGATCTATATTACTACTATTTTGTCTAAAGGAGACATATTATGGCTAATATAGATGCAGCATTCGGTCTTCGTCCTTACGAAAAAACCGGATCAAACTATAATAACCAAGGCATTAATGCGTATCCTCTTAACTTCGATGGCTTGACTACTGGTTCAACAAGTAAAATTTATACTGGAACACCAGTAATACCTCTAGCTGGCGGATTAATAGATTTACCAGGAAATGCTAATGGCGGTACAGTCCCCTTGTTAGGCGTTTTCATGGGTTGTAAGTATATTGCAACTGATGGAACTCCAACGTGGGCACCATACTGGCCTGGTTACGCAGCGGTTAAAGCTTCAACTGAAGCTACTGCTTATGTTGCCGATGATCCTAACGCATTATTTGTTATTAATGCGGATGGAGCACTACCTGATAACGCTCTTTTTGCTAATGCTAACTTTGCAACAGCAATTACAGGGACTGATTCAAGTGGTTATTCTCTAGGAGAACTAGCAACAGCTACTATTGCTTCTGGTTCTGCAACTCTCAATATGAAAATTGTAGGATTTGATGATGAGGCTTCAGTAGATTCAGGTGCAGTTGATAAAACTGCAGCAGGTCGATTAGCGATCGTAAAACTTAACGTTCATTTTATGGACTCAACCTCAGGGATATAGGAGATAGGATATGGCTATTAATAGAGCACAGCTTGCCAAAGAACTTGAACCTGGTTTAAATGCCCTGTTCGGTTTGGAGTACGCACGCTACGAAAACGAAGCTGCTCAAATTTTTGAGCAAGAATCAAGTGATAGAGCTTTTGAAGAAGAAGTTATGTTGGTTGGTTTTGGACAAGCTAATGTAAAAGCAGAGGGAGCAGCAGTTGGTTTTGATACCGCTTCTGAATCTTTCACTGCTAGATACACTCATGACACAATTGCACTTGCATTTGCGTTAACTGAGGAAGCTGTTGAAGACAACTTATATGACAGTTTATCAGCTCGTTACACAAAAGCCCTAGCAAGATCTATGGCTTATACTAAACAAGTTAGAGGCGCTAACGTATTAAATAATGCGTTTTCAGTGACTGGTGGAGATGGTGTTACTTTAGCTAACACAGCTCACCCAACTGCTCTTGGTGGAACTTTCACTAACAGATCAGCAACTGACGCCGACCTTAACGAAACCTCATTAGAACAAGCGATGATTGATATTGCTGGTTTTATCGATGAAAGAGGGCTTAAAATTGCGATGAAAGGACAGAAATTAATTATTCCTGTTAACACCCAATTTGTAGCTGATAGGATCTTAGAATCTACTCTTAGAGTTGGTACTGCTGACAACGACATTAACGCTCTGAAAAATATGGGCATGCTACCAGGTGGTTACACAGTTAACCATTATCTAACAGATACGGATGCATGGTTCGTAAAAACAGATTGTCCTAATGGATTTAAACACTTTGTTAGAGCTGCCCTTGCTACAGGCATGGAAGGTGACTTTGACACAGGAAATATGAGATACAAAGCTAGAGAGAGATACAGCTTTGGTTACTCTGATCCTCGTTGTGTTTATGCATCACAAGGTAGTTAATTAAATTTATACTGGATCCTCCCAGATACGAAGAAGGCGGTTGCAAGACCGCCTTTTTTGTTTTACAATAGAATTTACCCAAGACTTAACAAGACAACTAAAAGGAGGTTGACATGGGCACAACTACTTTTTCCGGTCCAATTAAAGCCGGAACACTAAA